CCCGGGCCGCTTCGCCACTTTAACGTGGCGAAGTAATTATATATCATCTGTGTACTCTGTGCCGCAGTAAGGGCAACAACCGTCTTCGGTGAGTGCTGGGAACTCCTCGCCGCATTCTGTACAGAAATAAGTTTGACCGTCATACTCAATAAGTGAATAACTCATTTAATCATTTCCTTTCTCAATATAAAAATAGTGCATATCTTCATCAGCCAGTATCTCTTGATACCTATGATTTATATGTGTATTGCGGAAAATACGCCAACAACGCCACAGCGGACGTGTCCACAGGTGCTTGAAGTCAAAACCGTCACGATACAGGACACAGAAGTTTTTGATTGATTTACGGTTTATCCAGTTGTAAATAGCCATATAGCTTTTATAACGAATATTTAACATAAACTCAGCTCCTTTCAAGCGTAGCTCTTACAGGACAGACGAGCCTGCTGACGAGCTTTTCTGCGTGCCTTACGAATGAGGGCAGACTTGCCGAGGAAGTCGCCTGCGTACTTGCCGAATGTGTTCTTCTTGTAAGCGTTACCCTTAGTCATACTGATGACCGCCTTTCCTTTACCTTATGTATATATTATACCACTTGCGGCGGCATTTGTCAACCCCTTTTTGTTAGCACGTGCTAACATGCCCCGGGCCGCTTCGCCACTTTAACGTGGCGAAGTAATTATATATCATCTGTGTACTCTGTGCCGCAGTAAGGGCAACAACCGTCTTCGGTGAGTGCTGGGAACTCCTCGCCGCATTCTGTACAGAAATAAGTTTGACCGTCATACTCAATAAGTGAATAACTCATTTAATCATTTCCTTTCTCAATATAAAAATAGTGCATATCTTCATCAGCCAGTATCTCTTGATACCTATGATTTATATGTGTATTGCGGAAAATACGCCAACAACGCCACAGCGGACGTGTCCACAGGTGCTTGAAGTCAAAACCGTCACGATACAGGACACAGAAGTTTTTGATTGATTTACGGTTTATCCAGTTGTAAATAGCCATATAGCTTTTATAACGAATATTTAACATAAACTCAGCTCCTTTCAAGCGTAGCTCTTACAGGACAGACGAGCCTGCTGACGAGCTTTTCTGCGTGCCTTACGAATGAGGGCAGACTTGCCGAGGAAGTCGCCTGCGTACTTGCCGAATGTGTTCTTCTTGTAAGCGTTACCCTTAGTCATACTGATGACCGCCTTTCCTTTACCTTATGTATATATTATACCACTTGCGGCGGCATTTGTCAACCCCTTTCGATATAATTTTTTTATTTAACAATTGTCCGCTGAGCGTTGCACTCAGTTTCCCGCACTGACTGCGGAGCCTAACTTGATGACCGACAGACAATTGAGAGTTAAGTATGTGGTGGGGCGAACGGTTTCTCACCGCCCCTACATCACGGTTATGAGCCGAGTGTCCTTAACTGAACCCCTCCCTTAACTCTATATATATTATACCATAGTGTAATAGAAATGTCAACACCTTTTTGTTAGCACATACTAACGCGCGCCCGGTCCACTTCCACACTTTACTGTGCTAAAGTGCTCTCGGGTCAAGTGACCCGGGATGCGTTAGTATGTGCTAACAATCTAATGGGAGAAACGGCGATTAAGAAATCGCCGTTAAAAATATTACAAAATCCTCTATCCACATTGGACAGAGTGGATGATTAATAATTTTAATAATTAAATCTTTCATCTTTATCTCTCCTTACTCGATTTGTTCAAATTGTTGAACCTTTTGACATTTCCAACACCGCATTGTTTTAATGTGTCCGATTTTGGTGCGGCGGCTCGATTTTTTGGGAGCAGTCGAAACCGCTCCACATTGTGGACATTTGAACCACCTCATTGTTATACTTTGCTTTTTCATTTAATCAAGTCCTTTCCTATTTAATTACATAAACTTTTGCGTTTGGTGTAAATGCTATTAACTCACCATTTGAAGAAACGGCAAAGTTTTCGTCAATCTTTTTAAAAATATGCCAAGAGTTGAACTGTGAAAACCAAGTGCCTATTTTGATATTGCCGAAAAAATCCATTGTATCACAACCTTTGTTAAAACATTAAGCGGAAGAAATTCCACTCTGCGAAGTCTCCGTAGTTAGGATTGCAAATGTCATTGTGTATGTTCACATCAACAAAACTTGCAACCATATAGACTGCGAACAGGATACTAATGAGGAGCAGGATATTTGACCATTTTATCTTTTTCATACAGGTCACAACCTTTCTTTTCTTTTGTTCTATAAATATTATATCATATCGTAGCTTAAAAGTCAAGCTTTTTGCAGATATTTTCTTCTTTTAACTAAATCCCCGGAGGGAGCAGGGCTCATACGCCCTGCTTTATCAGTGTAGTCTCTGTGCAAATTGTAGCTTTCTCGAACTTGATTGAGTAAGCTGTTCCGTCCTCTGTTGTGAGGTCAGCTCCCTTGAAGAATGGAACGTTGTCTTTTTCCCATTCCTGACCAGCTCTCTCAGTGATTATTCTCTCGAAGTCCTCACCTTTGTTGTAGCTTGAACAAGCGTGGAAGCCGTCGAACCATTCCTTTGAGCAAATCAGCTCAGCCTGTCCGCTCTCAACAAGAGCTTCCTTCTCAGCTTTTGTGGGCTGATAACGCAGGCAATAGCCACCGCCGTTTTTGGAGCTTGCACGGTCGAGCTTAATTCCGAAGCTCAGACCAACAGTCTTAGCTGCATAGATGTTGCCCTTGTAGGCAAAACCCATAACATAGTTGTGAGTAAAAGCGATTGAGTTGTAACGTGCGATAAGATTGATTAACATAGCGTTCATTAAGAACACCGTCCTTTCCTTAACTTCTGTATATATTATACCATATAAAACCGGAGTTGTCAACCCTTTTTCAAAAAAAATTTTGAAAAGTTGTTAGTATATGCTAACACGTCTCGGGTCGACTTTCGATTTGTTAGTATAGACTAACACGTGGTCGCACTCCCCTCTTACTCTCTGCCTTCCGGATTTTCTATATATATTATACCATACAAATATTGATTTGTCAATACCTTTTTAAAAAGTTTTTTATTTAACTGTTAGCATAGACTAACATGTTCTACACTTTGATACTTTAACTCGCTAAAGCGGCGGCACGGTCCATTGTATCTACACTTTAAACTTCTACACTTTAAACCGCTAAAGTGCCCGGTCCATAATGGACCGACCGTGTTAGTATGTACTAACATACGGTTTCACTCCCCCATTATATTATATCATATCCAGTCGGATTTGTCAATACCCTTTTGTTAGTATATACTAACAAGTGCTACTAACTTTTTTTAAAATGCTATTGACATTTCCGGTATGATATGATATAATATAATTACAGTAAAGGAAACGATACTGAATATTAAAAATAAAGATTGTGTATATATGAATGCTTGGATAGTTTGTGTAAGTGGTTTTCGTCCAGTGGGTTTTGATAGTAGAGAAAAAGCATATGATTACGCTGTTGATATGCTCTTTAAAAATTGTTTCGGCGATATTTGGGAAGAGCGTCACGCAAAAAGACAACTCGATGAAAGTTATGCTGAAAATAATGGTCAATTCGGTTATCACATTGATGCAATTAATTCCAATGTAATGGTTTATGAAGTAAAAGTTAAGTGAAAGGAAGTCGATTAAATATAATAGGGCGGCTACGCCCTTCTCTTTTATGCTTCACACTTTAGAATCTTAAACCGCTAAAGTGCACGGGTCTGTAATTTGGGGCGACTGTTTATTCAAAAGGGGCAACCCGAGACGTGTTAGTGGGTACTAACAAAAGCGGAAAGAAAATTTTAAAAAGGGGTTGACATTTTCGTTCCCGTGTGGTATAATATAATTACAGTAAAGGAAAGGAATGATACTGATGATGAAAACATTCGTTGATAGACTTATAAACAGATACGGTTTTGAACACTGGAGCGTTAAGTTTTTCGCTCGTTTCGTAAAGTAAAGGAAGTGATTAAATGAAACTCAATAGAAAATATATCCCCTCTGCACTCTGCACATATTACGACCACTGTGTAAAGTGGGAAAAGATTTACTGTGAAAAGTACGCACATAATCCCGATAGATACAGAGATGATTATTTCTTTTACAGAAAAGAGCGTTACGCCGCACATCGTAAAATGAATAAACTTTTCTGGAAGAACTTCGGCAAAATTTAATAATTTAACTTTAGCGGTTGGGTAACGTTGGCAATAGTTGGCGTGAAGACCGCTACACTTCTGCACTTCACACTTTAGAACTTTAAAGCGCTAAAGTGTGTCTCGGGTCGGGTCGTTAGTCCATACTAACAAAAAGGTGTTGACAAACCGGTAAATCTATGTTATAATATAATTACAGTAAAGGAAAGGACGGTTGAACCGTATGAAAAAGAACAGAATTGATTGGGCAGATGTTGGAATGACTATTACTGGAATACTCTTTGCACTCTTTATGGTTGCTTTAATGATTGGAATAGTTTTAATCGGTAAGCACTCCGCAGACCACACTTATTCAAAGAACGCTATTGCAATTTCTGAAAATACTCTCAGAACCGATGACGGAAACGAATGGGAAGTTAAAAGAAATACTTTAACAATTAATCATCAGTATGAAGTGTTTTTCAATGATAACGATACTCCCGAAAATATTTATGATGATATAATCACTTGTGTTAAATAAAAAAAATATTAAAAACCTCTTGACAAACCGGAGAAAACGTGATATAATAATAATAGAAAAAGGAAAGGAAGTGTCAGTATGAGAGACTACACTGAATTTGTAAAAATGGCAAAGGAAAGCAAAAACCTTGACGAACTGAAAGCAAAAGTCCTTGAAAGCGGTTCTGGTGCATACTTTAGCAATAGCGGAGAACTGATGACTGGTGTAAAAGATTATTTCGGTTTTGTTACATTTTCTGCCGAAATGACCGAAAACGGTATCAAATGTACAATGTATTAACAAAGTCGCCTGCGAGGAGCAGGCGATTTTTTTTTAAATTTTTAACTTTAACGCTTTAAAGCGCTAAAGCGCGGCCCGGGTCGAGCTCAGCTCAAAACGTAGCTCAAACGCGCATTTTAAAAAAGGCGAATTTTTCATTTTTTGAAAAATTGCCTTTTTCTTAGACTTTCCTTAGTCGATTTTTGGAATTTTCCCGATTTGTTCAATCTTTTACTAAAATCCCGTTTTTGCCCGATTTTTCGGCTTTTCTACTCTCTTATTATACCATTTTTTGCCCGATTTTTCAAGGAAAAACGTATATTTTAAAATGTTTTAACAACGGTATTGTTAGTAGTAGCTAACGCCCGCAAATGGCTATTTTTCGGGCTTTTTCGGGCTTTTTATATAGCTCGAAAAATAGCCATTTGCGGAGCAGGTGAAACTTTAGCACTTTACCACTTTAAAGCGGTTTATTTGTCTCGGTCTATTTTTGCTTTACTATGGTAAAGTGTAGAACTTTAAAGCACTAAAGTGCCGTGGCGGCACGGGTTGAATTTTGTGTTAGCACTTTAAAGCACTAAAGTCTGATAGATTTTTCACAAAGTCTGATAAAATATTAACAAAGTGCTTTAGTCTGCTAAAATCGCAATAAATGGTCAGTATTTATATATTACTATCTGTAATACCTATACAGTGAGTATATATATTTATGTATATAGTGTATAAAAATATATGTTGATATTTGTGCATTACAACAAAGTTTTTTATTATTTTCAAGTTTTGTATTGACATTGAACTGAAAAGCATTATAATAAAAATATGCTTTTCAATGCGAAAAGCTAAACAAAAATTTTATAGTTGCTTTAAGCAACAGAAAGAAGTTGATTTTATGAACACTTTAAAGACTATGGTAATTGCTACTATTGCAACACTCAAAAACACAAACACAAAAAACATCAATGTTGATAATGTTGTCAATGATGTTTTTGACCGTTTCAGCGTTGATATGAATACCGCAAAAATTATCACTGGTTTATCAATGTATCACATTACAAGTTCAACAGACAGTTATTATATTGTCGCTGAAAATACAAAAGAAGTAAAAGCAAAATATTATCACTTTTTTGACTTACTTTCTTTTGACTGTTTTAATATCACAACATCTTCAAATAATGAAACGTCAATCAGATTAAAAGTATCAAACGAACTGAAAAAAGACATTTTTGAAAATGGTATGTTATTATCAGATATTGAAGAAAAGAACGAATATAAAAAGATGTTCAATTATAATAACGGTCAAGTAAGTGAATGGTTAGTAAAACATAAATTTTGTTGTGCATATCAGCGTGATAATTTACCCTATTATTATTTTGGTGATATGCAAGTCGGCGGAAATACATATCAGATAAAAAGCCATAAAGCGACTTTCTGCACATTGTCTCAACTTCAAAGATATATAAACCGTTACGGACTGAAAAAATATTATTCCTATGATATGACAGTATCAAACAATACAGAAGAAGTTGACATTGATTTTATAGCAGATAGATGTTTTAATATAGATATGTTCGATAAAATCGGCACAAAAGAAGAACGTTGGTATATATGTGCTAATGACGATATAAAAAACACACTTCTTTTAATGTGTGATAGAATGTTTAGGAATGATAGTTGTGTTGACTATTGGAACTTAAAAGAAATTGCAGAAAATAACAATTTACGCCCTTTACATTTAATTGCAATTCTGTTTGATATAATGGACTAATAAAACAATAACGACTTGTATTTATTACAAGTCGTTTTTTTATTATTATTTTGAATACGTCTAAAACGCTTTTAAATGCGTTTTAAATGCGTTCTAATGTGTTTATAGTATAATTATATTAGTTTTATTACAACGTCAAAAAACGGCATTTAAAACGCTATACGGCTATAACATAAAAATTGACGGCGGGACAATTCCAGACGCTTAAAAGTTAAATCATTTACCCGGGGGTCTCTTTCTTGAAAAATCCCCAGTAAATCGCAGAAAAAGGGTACCCTGGCAACAAAATTTCAAGGGTCAATTTTTTCAGGCCCCCGACAGAGCAACTTATACCTGAAATCTTGACTTTTGGACACGAATTTGTTATACTTATTATAGGGGTTGAGAATAGGAACTTTTCCTATTACCTACTTTAAATATTATTGTGGAGGGAGAACTAAATGGCAAAGTTTACATTAGATTTTGACATCCCTACTTCAAAGGGTCGTCTAAACGCCATTAAAGACATTGATTTAGCTTCTCTTACCAAGACAGAATTAGAAACCATTAGTAACTATGTCCTTTATGGAAAAGATGAAGATGGAAAGTCTGTGGTAGATAGAAAAGAAGTTTAGATTAAGACTAAATTTTCTTCATATTAGAAGGACAGATTCGTTTCATTGGATGAGATGATGGAGAGTCCGACTTTTGATGAAGGAATTTTACAGAAAAACAGAACTATTTATAAGAAGATTAAACCTACGATTGATAAGGAAAAGGCTAAGGATGTGCCGGGAATGATTGAGCTCTGGGCTTCCATTGATAAGATGGCAGCGGATTTGGAGGCTTTAAAGACCAAGAAGGACCAGACTCCAGAAGACCGCAAACGCATTTACTATATGAACCATCATTTGATTGCGCTTAGAAAATAGCAATACTATTTGATGGATAGCGTGTTCCCGACAACGCTTACATAGAGAAATAAGGCAGAATATCACCCTCATCCTACTGAGGATTAGATGAACTATCCTATCTTGCCGCGAGGGGTAATGTTATAGGAAGATGATAAAATGTTTATGTACCCAAGGCTTGCTAAAAATCTTGACACCGCGGCCACAAGGATTTATACAGATGAGGATATTAAGGATATGAGAGATAGGGGAAAGCCTTTCTTTGATTTTAGAAATGCGGACCACCTTTACCAGTTAATTCAGCACTATGCGGAGATTGAGGCTTTCGTAGAGGAGATGCCGGATTCTCCACTTCATAACCTTTTATGGACGCTGGATTTCTATATTAAGAAAGCGAACCTTTCTGAATAGCAAATGTTGATTATTAGAGATAAGAAACTGAGATGTCCGAATAAGGAAATAGCAAAGCACCTAATGGATGAGCTTGGGATTTATCATTAGGAGAATTATATCAGTACAATTTGGAATAAGTGTTGTTAGCTTATTGCTGATGCGGTCGAGCTTAATTATGATGAGTATTTGTGCCGTAATTATGATAAAGCTTGGAAAGTATGTTCTCGTTGCAAAACTGAATTGTTGAGAGACCCCAGAAACTTTGTTAAGAAGGCAAAGGCTTCAGATGGTCTGACAGGAAGATGTAAAAGATGTGACAAAGAACTTAGATAGATGAATAAGTGAGGTGCCGCCTCGCAGAAATTTGATGGAGGAAGGAGTAATGTTTAAGAAAAAAGAAAAAGAAGTATCACTGGATAAGTACAGTGTTGGCTTACTCGAAAATTTCAGAGAGCTATAGTATACGGATATTATTGGTATAGGTAATATACTTGGAGTTAAAGAAGAAGATAACTTTGATGACTATATAACTGCTATTATTGGTGTTTATATGGAAATGCCAAAGAGCAAGCGTAAGGCTATGTTAAAGTTGACTAAAGACCTCGTTAAGGCTAACAAGGAAATGAAGGCTGACCCTAACTTCTACAAGGTGCCGCCAGAGGAACTTGCTAAGCAGGTAGTTGAAGCTACAAAGAACTACCACGAGAAGAAAGTCGAAGACTCCAGTTTCTTATCTATGGTGAAGAAGAAGTACCCACCGGGGGTATGAAACTGAAAACGTATATATAAGGTACCCTATATAATTTCATAGGGTACCTCATTTTGCTATAAATTTCTGAGGCCGCGGCCACAGATTTTTAGGAGGTGAGTTAAAATGGCACTCAAGAAATGCCAGCGCTGTGGTGAAGAATTAAGTACCGGCGCTTATATTGCAGTTAACTCAATAGTACACGGAGGAAGTCTCCCGATTTGTCGTCATTGTTTGGCGAAGCAAATAGATAAAGCTTATAGTGAAGGAAATGGATGGAACGTGGTGGATAAGATATGCCAATGGGCTGACGTACCTTTTGTCCCAGAACATTGGGAGAAAATGTATGAAGGACATGGCCGCGATGCCATCGGAGTTTACATCTCGACTTTCAGAGGTAAGCCATATGATACACTTGATTGGAAGTAGTACAATGACGTGTATTTATAGATACAAGAGGAAAATCGAGTATTAGATGCTCTACCAGAAGTCCGTGAAGGATTAAGACGTCGCTTAAGACAGAAGTGGGGTCAATAGTATGATGATGAGTCATTAGAGTATCTGGAAAACTTACATTAGGGTCTTCTAAGTTCATAGAATATCGTTGGTGCATTGAATGAAGACCAAGCACTTAAGTTATGTAAGATTTCTCTTATTATTGAGGAAAAGATGCGTAGTGGAATGGAATTTGACAAGGACTTGAAAGCATACGATTAGCTTTCTAAATTAGCAAACTTAACATCAAAGGTAGTTAAAGATGCGAATGAGTTTAACTCTATTGGTGAAGTTTGTGCGTTCTTGGAAAAGAAAGGCTTTAAGGTTAAGTATTACGATGGAGCAGTTCGTGATGAAGCAGACTTTACAGCTAAGGATATTAAATACTGGTTACAATCATTGTATGTTAATGAGACTGGTATTGCAGAAGAAATCGAACAAAGAATTGAGAACCTAAAGGTTACTGCTCAAATGACTGGCGGTTAGTTCAACGAGAAAGAGTTTAGAGATTATTTATCAGATGGTCTTACTAAGATTGAAGATGAAGACTTTAAACTTGACTTGGAGTGATTGTAATGGTAGAAATAGAAGAGAAGGACAATTATCTGAATATACCATTACCTGGCGCTATACTTAATACTATTCACTATGTTGTTGGTAAGGCTTCTCAGGAATTTACCAGAGAAGGTATCGTACTTGAAAAGGGTGCGGTTTTGAGCGAGAGACGTATCGAAAACAATCTCACTTTATATCAGTAGTATATAAGTCTTTGGACCGTATATCCAGACCTTTACTTGAAACTTATTACTCCAACAACATCTAAGTTTAAGTTAAAGTTTTTCCAAATCATATTCCTTAGAGCTTGTTTACGTTATGGTCGTGTTCTTACCATAGCACCTCGTGCCGCCGGTAAGAGTTTTATATGTATCTTAGCTCTCTACTTAATTTGTATGTTTAGACCTGGTTCTCACGTATTCCAGTGTGCTCCTGGTAAAGCACAAGGTGCGAAGATTGCAAACCAGAAGATACATTAGCTTTGGGATTTATTGCCGTTACTTAAAGAAGAAATCCTTGGTGATGGTAACTTTGGTAATGACTATGTTAAGTTATCATTTAGAAATGGTTCAATCCTTGACGTTATCAGTCCTTTGAACTCTGCCCGTGGTAACCGTGCAACTGTTGGTATCCTTGACGAGTTCCGTGACCATGATGCTAATAACGTTAACGAAATCATATTACCATTCCTTAACATTGAACGTCCAATGGTTAACCAAGATAAGAATGAGTATGAGCCTCAACAGGTTCAGCTTTGGATTTCATCTGCGTCAGACAAAAACACATTTGCATATGATAAAACTATCGAGTTAATGGAACTTGCAATTCTCCAGCCTGAGAAGGTATTCTGTTGGGGATTTGATTATCGTGTTCCAGTTTATACAGGACTATTATCTAAAGACTTCTTAAATGAAATGTAGATGTCCAGCACTTTCAGTGAGCAAGGTTTTGCGAAAGAGTATATGAGCCGATTTGTAGGAAGCTCTGATGATGCTTGGTTCGACTACGAGAAGCTGCTTACTCATAGACGAATAGTTAATCCCGAGACTCATGAAATTGTTAGAAGTGATATTGAAAGTTTCTACATATTATCAGTGGATGTAGCGAGAAAAGGATGTCAAACTGCCTGCACTGTTTTAAAAGTGTTCCCAGGCGGTGAGAAATATACTTGCAATATCGTTAATGTATACGTTCTTGGTAAGACTGAAGACGAGAAGGTCTTCGACCGTTAGGTTATAGAACTTAAACGTCTTATTAAGCGTTTTAACCCAAGAGAAGTTGTACTTGATATTAACGGTATTGGTGTTGGTTTCGCAGACTTTATGATAAAAGAATCTTTAGACCCAGTTACCGGTGAAGTCCTGCCAGCTTATGGTTTTATTCCCGACCACGATTTCGGATATGAAGATATACAGCCGAGAAACTGTCCAAAGATAATATACGGAGTTAAGGCAACTGGTTAGATTAACAGCGATATGCATACTGCATTATATGCTAAGGTCTACTCTGGATGTGTTAATTTCTTAATCTCTGAACGTAAAGCAAGAGATAAGATTAATGCAACTGCCGTTGGAAGAAAGATGACTCCAGAACAGAAAATTGCTCGTTTAATGCCACACGAAATGACATCACAAATGATTGATGAAATTGTTAATCTTAGAACAAAACCTACTGGTATTAACAACCAGATTAAGGTTGAGTTAATAAATTAGCGTATGACCAAGGATAAATTCTCCGCACTTGAAATGGGAATTTATCGTATGGTAGAAATCGAGAATGAGGAGATTTCCCATCGTCGTAATAGAGGACTTGGTAGAAAACTCACATTCTTTAAGAGTGGAGGTAGAAAACGTTGAATGCACAAGTAAATGCTGTTTATACAGATGCCTTGAAATAGGCGAGAGCTGAACGTCTTGATACCTTCAAGAAGGCACTTAAAGGTATGATAGCAACGTCTGAGGCGGCATATCAGAAGGCTACTGGTAAGTTCGTTAAAACTCGACGTGATAGAATGTATTCTAAGGATGATATAAAGCGAATCGTTCAAGAGGGTAATCCAATTGAACGTGCCGCCCTATCAGAATATTTCTTTGCTACCAATGGACTTTATAAGCGTATCATTCTTCATTACGCAACATTCTTGACATACTCATGGATACTTGTTCCACATGAGAAATCACGTACTCGTGATAATTCTGAGATAACAGATAAGAAAGTTATTTCAACTTATTATGATGCCGCTGATTTCTGTACTAACTTCCAGATAGAAAGAAAGTGTACGTTATTTGCTAAAGATATTTTAGTAAAGGGCGGATATTATGGATTACTTCATGATGATGGCGAAAACGTAGTAATTTAGGATTTACCTTTTGATTATTGTCGTAGCCGCTTCAAGAATGCTTAGGATGTAGATATTGTTGAGTTCAGTATGGCGTTTTTTGACAACATTCGAGATGACGCTTTGCGCGAGGAAATACTTAACACATATCCACGTTATATTAGCAAAGCTTATAAGAAGTATAAGCATCACAATGGCGATAAATGGATATTCCTTCCTGCAAAGGACGGTATTTATTTCTGCTATTTTGAGGAACGTCCGTTCTTCTTGGATTTAATTCCTCTTCTTGATGACTTAGACGATTATAAGGACATTGATAAAGAGCGTAATATGTAGGCTTTGAAACGTATTCTTGTTCAGTAGGTGCCGCTTGACGGTATGAAACTTGTATTCGAACCAGATGAAGCAGAAGAGATGCACGAAGGTGTTCTCGATATGATGACTAATAACCCTGATGTTGATGTTTTAACAACATATAATAAAGTTAGCTTATTAGACATGAGTGCTACTGACGATGAGAAAACAGAAATAACTGACATTCAGGACCTTATATATTCATCTGCCGGTTTGTCAAAGGAATTATTCTTTGCAACAACTGAGGCAGGACTTAAATACTCTATTAATAATGACCTTGCGATGATAATGATTTTAGGTCAACGTTTTGCACACTTCTTTACAGTTTTGCTTAACTATAAGTTTGAGAATAAGAAAGTTAGATTTAGACTTGTCATTCTTCCTTTGAGCTATTACAATAGCGATGATTATACATCACACGCTAAGGAATTAGCTGCGTTTGGTTATCCATTCTTAACACCGGTTGCTTCAACTGGATTAGACCAGACCAATCTTGTAGCTCTTAAAGCTCTTGAGAATGGACCTCTTAATCTTGATGAAGTTCTTAAACCTCTTCAGTCTGCTTATACTCAGTCCGGTAAAGCTCAGGGACAGCCGATAAGTGACGGAAAAGAGCCAGCTTCCACACCGTCAGCTAAAACTGACTCCGGCGGCAAGTAGGAGTAGAAAAAAGAGGATAACAATAAAAAAGAGGAGGGCGATGATTAATGAGTAACATAAATCATTCTGACTTCTCAAATCCACCTTGTACTTTAGACGTAACAGTCTACGGTGTGCCAGAAAAATATAACGATGTCTTATCTAAAAGCAGAGTACGAATTTTTTATAAGGGTATGAATAGAAATCGTACTTTTATATCAGAGGATTTTGCGAATTAGCTTATAGCATCTTTGCCATATACTCCAGTTAAGGGAATCTTTGATAAAGACTCCCTTGACTTCGAGGACCACGGTGAAGATAATTCTGATGGACGTATCTATGGAATCGTCCCTGAAAATCCAAACTTCGCTTGGGAAGACTTCGAAGATGAAGATGGTGTCACTCGTTCATATGCGTCTTGTGACGTTCTTCTATTCACTGGTATCTATGCTGAAGCTCATTTAATTCCTGGAAAGCCCCAGTCAATGGAGATTTTTAGAAAGAACTTAAAGGGTGAATGGCGTTTGAGCGAAGAAGACGGAAGACCATATTATTACTTTATATCAGGTGGACTCTGTGGTTTACAGACCTTGGGAGAAGATGTTGAACCTTGTTTTGAGGGTTCTGCTTTCTACTCCAAACTTACAGAAGAACAGCTTATTGAAGTAATGACTGCTTACGTCAGAAACTTTACTAAGAAGAAGGAGGAGAGTAAGAAAATGGATAAGTCACTTTTCAGATTATCTGATAATGAAAAGGCAGACGTTTTGTTTGACCTTGTAAATCCTAACTTCAACGAAGCAGGCAACTGGGAAATCAGTGCTCTTATCGTTGACGTTTATGATGACTATGCTCTTTGCCGCAGCAAGGACGGTTTTATGAGAGCATACTACACTAAGGACGGCGACAATGTAACTCTTGGTGAGACTGTATCAGTTAAGATTACAGACGTTACTGAAGCTGAGTTCACAGCTCTTGAAGCTATGAAGGCAGTTGGTAACGGTTCATTCGAAGCTGCTAATACTGCTTACACTGAGGCTACTGAAAAGGTTGCTACTCTTGAAACAGCTGCAACTGAGTTCGAGACTGAGAAGGCTTCTCTTAACGAGAAAATCACAGCTCTTGAGACAGCAGCAAGTGAGTTTGAATCAACTAAGACTACTCTTGAGGCTTCAATTGCTGAGAAGGATACTGCTATTGCAGATTTCAACTCAAAGATTGAAACAATGGAGGCTGAAAAAGTTGAATTAAACAATAAAATTAACGACATTACAAATGAGAACACAGCATTGGTCGAGTTCAAGAAGAATGTTGAAACTGACCAGAAGAACGCTATTCTTGCTAAGTATGAGGAATATCTCAGCGATGACGCTATCACAAACTTTAAGAACTCTATGAATGACCTCTCTGTAGACGAGTTCAAGAAGGACGTATGCACAGCAGCTGTTGAGAATGACCCATCAATCTTCTCAAATAGAAAGAACGAGCCAGATAAGTTCTACAAGGGAGATAATGCAAGTGGCAAGGTCGTAGAGACCGGTGCTCTCGCACTATTAAATAAAAGATTGAATGGAGGTAATAAGTAATGGCACTTCATGAATTTGATTGTAAAGGTTACGGTCAGATTGAGCCATCACAGGTTTGGTTCAACCGCGCAGGTATGGTTGAAGCACAGTGTGAACTCAATCCTAACCAGTTTGCTTCTCACTTCCCAGTTCTTCCTGCTGAGGCTGCTCAGGGAAAGATTGTTGCTGAGAACGGCGCATTTTTAATGTGCGATAAAGAAAGAAAGCTTGCTTGCATTCCTTCAAAGAAGTTAGCTGACTTCGGTTATGTTGCTGGTATTAACTACTCAACTGAGAAGATTTATAACCAGTTTACTCCTGGTCGTAGAAACTTCTGCATGGTTGCTGGCGAATATCTCCCAAGAATCGGTTTCACCGAGCCTGGTATGAGAATTTGCACAAACTCAATCGTTTGGGATGACCAGTCTGACTTTATGAAGGCTCCTTATGTTGCCGATGGTGGAAGTATTAAGGATTCTAAGGTTATGTATGATGCAGTTAAGCAGTATATCGCAGCTATCAGAAAAGCTGAGGATACTGTTGATGATGACAACGATGTAAGACCTGATATTGCTCCTATTTATGCAGTTCTTCTTGATACAGCAGATTATACTGCAAATGCAGATGCAAACGCTCCTATTGTTAATAGAGGTAAGCTTGTTTTCACAACTGATACTGCTCTTATCGCAAAGGCAATTGGTAACGTTTACGCAATCGTAACAGAAGCATATAACAACGCTGATACAACACTTAGCTTCAAGCTTAAGTTTGTAAATAAGCCAGCTACAGAATAATTAGAAGGAGGGATAAAGAATGGCTGATATCAAAGCAATAAAGGATTTGGTTGTTCACTCTTTCTATGGAACAAGTCCAGACCCTACTAAGTTTAGTAATAAGGACGTTAAGGCTACTCTTAGTGAAGAAATTCACAAGTTAGCAAACGACTACAATTCATACAGAAGAAATAAGCTCGACCTTTTCGAGATTATGCAGGAAGCATATACTGAGATTCTTCCTAAGCAGGTTGAACAGTTCATCGGTTCTTTCGCAGAAGTTAAGACTGTTCCACTCAACCAGAAGGCTGTATTCGTAATCAACACTGGCCGTAGACGTGCTAAGCAGTTCATTACAGCAGTTGCTCTTTCTGGTGTTTATGAGAGCTTCAGACTTGATAAGAACACATTCGAGCTTGGTGGACGTGCAATCGGTGGCGCTGCTTACATTGACTTCGAGAGATATCTTTGTGGCGACGAGGACATCGCAGAGTCTACTAATCTTCTCCTTGAAGGTCTCCAGGAAGCTGTTTACGGCGAAATCCAGAGAGCTCTTCTTGCAGCAGTTAATGCTGATAACAGACCTGCTAAGAACAAGTACATCGGTGCTGGTTTCGATGCAGACGCAATGGCTTCACTTTGTGCAGTAGCTTCAGCTTACAGCGCAAGCGGTTCTGTTGTAATTTACGCTACACCTGAGTTCGTTGCTGAAATGGGTCCTGACGCAATCGGTATGCCTGTATATGGTAATGCCCTTCAGAACGTTGGTACTGGTTACGGTGGATACGCAACTCCTGTATATAACCCACGTAACATTGAGGAAATTGCCGCTTACGGCAGAATCCGCACATTCCGTGGTAACCCAATCGTTGAAATTCCTCAGTCTTACACTGACGAAACTAACGAAGTTACAATCGCTAACCCATCTACAGCTTACATCTTCCCAGTTGGAGATACAAAGCCTGTAAAGGTTGTATTCGAGGGTAACACTCAGCTTGATGATTGGCAGCACAGAGACCGTAGCTTCGAGATTGAAGTTTACCAGAGAGTCGGTGTTGCAATTCTTACAAACTACAACTGGTGCGTATATGTTAACCTTAATCTTGCTGACCCTGAGAAGTATCCTACTAAGTACGAGCTTGACCTCGCTGCAGGTACTTACAACGGAGCAGTTTGGCCACCAGAGGACTAATTTAGTCTAAAAAAAATAAAATTAGGTAAAATACCATGAGAACGGTGAGTGAGTTCGGCTCACTCGCCGTTTTTGAGTTTAAAGGAGGAATTAATAATGGAAAGAATGGTAAAAGTAACTAATATGGTAGATTCACAGGTAGGTATTACAGACCTTTCTGTAGGTATCAAACGTCGTTGGCAGAAGAGAGGACAGTCATTGCCTATTCCTTTTGACCAGCTTCAGATATTACTTTATAATGATGGCGTTGCAAATATGTTTAGACAGGGTATGCTTTATATCGACAATATGAAGGATAAGCAGGACCTCGGTCTTGAGCCTATGGAAGCAACAGAACCTACAAATATCATCGCACTTAGTGAGACTCAGATGAGAGAGCTTTTGAACAATAAGCCAATAGCTGTTTTCAAAAAAGAGCTTGCCAAGTTACCCGATGCTCAGATAGATAATCTTATTGATTTTGCAATTTCAAATAAAATTGTTAATGTTGATAAGTGTGCAATCTTAAAGGAAGTTACTGGCCGTGATATTCTCAAGGCTATAAGAACACAGGAAGAAATCGCTGCAGAAGATGCTGCAGAGAAGAAAGCCGCAGCTGAGGGAAGAAGAATCTAATTTAAAAGGTGATGTAAATGGTAACATTACAGGAAGTCTACGATAACTTCCTCAGTCGTATATCAGACGATGAATGGTCTGACTGCAATATTACAGAAGAGGACTTGAAGTGGATGACTGCCGACTGGCACGCTATTTTAAATTAGGCTATTCCATATTTTAAATTTCCTCGTTGTAGTCTAAGAGTAGACGATATAACTCAAACATTTGCAGACCCCAAGATGTCAGATGATGAAGTTAATATACTTGCTGTATATATGAAGTTGCAGTGGGTAAAACGCAGCATCGACACTTGGGAGAATATAAAAACTCAATATGATGAACATGAATTTTCCCAAGCCCATTTGCTCAATTAGTTTATTAAGTTAAAGGCTCAAGCTGAAGAAGAAGCTAAGGACCTTGAAGCTATTTACTATCGTGCCCCTTCTAAGGCACCATTTAAGTATGGCCGCCTTGCTGGTGGAGGACGTAATAGGAGAAGTAGACGTGGCTAATATAGATGATGTAAGAGAAGCCTATAGAGACAAGATGAAAAAGAAACTCTATGGGCTTCTTCGCGAAAGAGAGAAAAATGGGGAATGGAAAAAGTTCTTAGATAGTATTCTTATTGAGTTAATGGGATATGAAGATTGTAATAAGACAATTGATTATTACACTCTTTATTATAAATTATCCGCCTGCCGTTATTTATCTTTCGAGTATTATCGAAAGACACTCTTTGAGTGCATGAACTTATTTGATAGGATTGATGTTCAATGAGTTACTTTACAGATGTGTATTTGAAAAGAATTAATCACGGCGGCTTCACACGTCAGGACAGAATTAAGACTCGAAAGGAAGTAGAGTTTGATAGATTGTTCCTGAAATAGACCGAATATTTGGTTACGCTCTATCAAGTTAATGATGAACCTGTTGACGTATAGGCGTCTTTGTAGCCTAATAAATGGAATGAAAGTAACTTGATAGGTAATCTTTTAATGTCCACTTCTGCCGCGCCACTAAAAACTGGGGACATTTTATATATAAAATAGAAGATTAAAGATAAGGAATGGGATAAGATTTGGATAATAATTTATAAAGAAGATAATCTTACTAAAGGACATTAGTCTTACAAGATTATATGTCTTGACACCGAAATTAATTTGATTGATGAATATGGTACAACACGTTATTCAGCACCAGCTAAGTATGTTAATAATGCACAGTCTTTGATGTAGGATACTACTATTAAGAATGCGAATGAGCTTGGTTATAATGAGCCATTCTCAACTAACATTATTATTACTTAGGATAATCCAGAGCTTCAGAAAGGTTCATATTTTAATTATATGAATAGAGGCTGGTAGATTGTTGGTAAGAATAATTATGCTGTTCCAAATGTGGCATATCTTTATATCAGCGAAAGAATGGTTAAAGAGAATGAGCCGCTTTCATCTGAAAATATTCTTGTCGGTGAAGATGATAACTTCTTCTTGAATGGAGTGTGATTTAATGGAATCTGCTGTTAAATACGGACAAGAAATTGGTAAGAATTTAATAAAGATTGGCAAGAAACTTATGAAAGACCAGACTCTTTTAAAGTTACTTGTTAATACAGGAAGAGACCCATTGAATCCAGCTGTATATCCTAATGAAATTGACGGTTTAAAGCTAATGAATAAGAATATTCGTTTTGTGCCGCTTTTGACCTTGAAAGAGATTAAAGATGGCAGTTAGAATACTGAATCAAAGCTCGTCATTTTCTTCGATGAAGGCTCCATTAATGGTTTAAATTCAGACAACGAAAACTTGTCTTTGGTTATAAATGTATATTGCCCCTTTGATGAGTGGCTAATTACGGGAGATAATTTGCGCCCCTTCGCAATAATGAGTTAGATAAGATAGACTATACAGGACAGACGTATAAACGGTTTAGGAGAAATCAAATATCTTGGTTTTTCTGTCGCTTCATTAACTGAAGAGATGGGATGCTATAGTATGAGGTTCGCTATTAATGCTTTCAGCTAATTAGATTGAAGAGGTCAAGGAACAGGCTTTCTGCAAAGTTCCTTCCTCTTTTTATGATAAATAGTACATTTGTAAAGTCTATCCTTACTCAATTAAAGAAATTGTTGAAATGGGCACAACAACTTACAATAAGCGTCTCGGTTTACTTCTATTGACCGCTGACGATATTGCAACTATAATTAAAGAAAAAACAGGTACAGAACCGACAGAAGCAATTCATCCTTTGGAATACTTATTACAAAGCGCGGCATATGATGATATGTTTTTGTTAGAACTGAAGAATACCTTTTCTACATTTATAAAGGAGGAAGTATTATTACTTCCGAAAATCAATTCAGTGTTAGTTGGTGGTCCTTCTGCAAGTAAGGAGAAGCGCCTCATAACTCTTGATAATTTTAGTGATTTTCAAGATATATTGAGATTACAGAATCGTCGAGAAGTTCCAGAGCCGCCGCCAGCAGATGAGACACCCGGATAGCGCAAAATGCGCTTATTGAGAGAAAAAGTTGCTGCCGTTAAAAAGAAATAGGCTTAGAAAAAAGGTGAAGGGCAAACTTTAGTCGAGCTTATGGAAATAGCGAGCACTTTTGGAATTGATAGAAATGAATCTCTATATGCTTTTTATAGCTTGGTCCGCAGACATCAAATGCGTGAGAAATGGCAGCAAGACCTTCAAATGATTTGTGCTGGTGCGGATAGCAAAAAGCTGAAAACAAAATATTGGGGTGAAAATCCCGACGATTAAGGAGGTTAAAGAATGGCTAATACTCAGAACCTTTTTGAGAAGTATGGTATTAAGGAAGTCGCTGACGTAACTTTCTACCGTATTGAAAAGAAAGAAGAGACATTCGAGTCTCAGAGAACTATTACAGCCGCTTCTGTTTTAAAAGGCGCTCTTGAGCTTCGCACAGTTTACCCAGTAAACGAAGAAGGCGTAGGCGATGAGGACGGCTTTGAGGCATATGTATTTACTGATGCTGACCTCATTGAAGGTACTAACTATGACTGTGACGATAATGAAACAGTTATAGCAAAGCTTGTAGCTTACTACGACGAATCAAAGAATACTCTTGATGCAGACCACACACAGGCTGCTGTTGAAGATGTATTTGAAGATAATCAGGAAGCTATTGTTAAGGCTGCTCTTGAAGGTAAAATTCCTATGGCAGAACTTGGCAATGGAGCTATAGTAGTTACTGACCCAGAGGATTTCGTTGGTACAGAACTTCTTAAAGTTACAACTGACAGTTCAACAACACCTGCTACTGTAACTGAGGAAACTGTAACTGTTACAGCCTCAACAACAACTGCTGACCTTGAAGCTATTATCGGTACAACAGGCGTTAAGCTTTATGGACCAATCGGTATTGGTGTTCCTACTTTCGTATTTAAGAGAGATAAGGATACTGGTATCCCAGTTGGTAGCGATGTAATTCTTGCTAACTTAGCAGCTACAAGCCCAGTTGATTTCACAGCTAATGTAACTCTTACTGAATACTCAGACCACGTTACTAAGGCTAAGGGCACAATGACTGGAGAAATCACACTTCAGTTTACAGCAGACCTTGCAACTGGTGTTTACAACACAAATGCTACAACTGCTGACGCAAGCAGATATCCTGGCGTAGGAACTCACGAGTTTACTTACCCACAGCAGGTTGCTATGTTGTTCGCTAAGAACCAGAACCTTATTGCTAAGACTGGTGTAAGATACGTATTCGAGAACGCAGACACAATGTTCGGTGATTTCGACTTTAATGACCAGTTCGCTGGTGCTCCTAAGTCAGCTGAAAGAATCGTAGTTGTTGGTCTTGCTGGAAAGTTCGATGAAGGCTCATACGATTTGGATGAGATTAAAGAAGCTTTTGCAAAGCTTACAGACGCAATCGAAGCTAAGGCTTACGATGTAACATATACAGACTACGCTGAGCTTGTAGTTGAAGATGAGATGGGTTACTACAATCCTGCTTTCTTGGGCAATAACTACACAAGAGTAAACGGCAATGGTAGAATCCAGTTCTTCGCAGATGCAGCAGCTTATATTGCAGCAGTTGGTGCAGATAAGTATGATGCAGCTATTGCAGGCGCAGTAATGTGGGGCAATGACAAGCACTACAGCATTAACGATGCTATCGACGCTCTTCGTCAGAAGAGACTTGTTCTTGATACTGCTTCAGAGCTTGGTGCCGGCGGCCTTGCAGGTGTATTCGGTGGTTATAAGGTAAATTCAACTGGTGACCCAACTCCTGGTGGAGAGGACACAGACAGAGACACTAACCTTTATAGCTACACAGTTGATGGCGAAGCTGTAAAGCACGCTTACAACGATGAGGACATTGAGACTCAGTATCCACTTGAACAGGTTGTTACTGCTCTTAATGAAATCGGTATGCTTGATGGTACTCTTGGTAAGGAAGTAAGAGTTGACTATGACGCTGTAAAGGGTAAGACTTCTAATAGAGCTATTTACGTTAAGGTAAACGGTGCTATGGATACTGCCGCAAGTGCTTATATGTACTTACTCCACAACAAGAACTACAATAGACTTGCTCTTGATAAGGACGGAATCTTCAAGTTCAACGATAAGAAGGGTAACACACTTTACTACCAGGATAAGATTTTCAAGGGTGTAGAGTGGCTTGCACTTGTAATTATCGGTAACAAGGGACTTATCTTCGTAGTTAACCGTCACGGCAACAAGAACGTTACAAGAACTGCTTGGATGGTAAATGACGGCGGTTACGTCGACAACAGAAAGGCAGAACTTCTTGTTAAGAATGGTTTAATCCACACAACTGTAATTACAGCTAACAATGAAACATTTGAAGCTACTTGCACTGTTGGTGGACTTAAGATACACAAGACACAGAAGAAGGCTAACCGTTATGTTCCAGTTCTCTTCCTTGATACTCTTAAGGTATCTACTATCGAGCAGACAGCTCAGGAAGTTTATGCAACTGGTGGTAAGGGTAATGCAAACCTTATCGGTTGGGACTATGGTAAGGAAATCACACTTAACATTACTGATGCTCTCTTCACTCCAGCTTCTATGGCAGCTATCTATGGTAGCTACGAGGGCAACGACTTCCGTAAGGGCGTCAAGGAGACAAAGAAGATTGACAGAATGGAGAAGTGCACTGCTAAGAGAAGCTTCATCGTACCTGCTGGTAACTTGAATGGAACTCCTTCTGAGGCAGATAACACAGCTCAGGCTGTTTACTATGACCCTAACACAATGGAGCCTTATGCAGATGGTACTCCAATTGCAGAAGGTGAAATCTTCTACAAGTGGACTCGTTCAGTTGCTTACGAGGGCAACAGCCTTGGTAACACAATTGAAATCTCTGCTGATAAGTTCCCTGGCACTTACAAGGTTGTCGGTGACACATTTGTAAGAAGTAAGGAAACTGGTGAGGATGAGAGATTCCAGTTCGTAATCCCACAGGCTAAGATGAACTCTGAGCACACAATCACTCTTGAAGCAGAGGGTGACCCAACAGTATTCGAAATGAGCCTTAAGGTTCTTCGTCCTGAAGACGGCGTAATGGTTAAGTTTATCCAGTACAATGTTGTAGAGAACGAAGAGGAGAACGATGGTTCTACTATGGTTAAGGATACTGAGAACCTCAACCTTCTTGATGATGCTGAACTCTTCAAAGTAAGCGCTGACGGCGTTGACGATGAAGATGCAATCGGTGCAACAGAATATTAATAACATATTAAGCTAAGAAATTGGCTATTGAATTAAATAGTTCAATAGCCAATTTTTCTTAGGATAAAATAAGCGAGGTGAATATGTGTGAATATATTTGACCAGTATGGTATAAAGGAAGTCGCTGACGTTACCTTGTACAGTATTCATAAGAAGAAAGATGGTAGCGGCGATGTATATTATGTACCCGCACTTTATCTTGATACTTTGAAAATTTCCACAGCTGAGAAGACTGCGGAAAATGTATGGGCACAGGGTGGTAAAGGAAATGCTCGCTTGATTAACTGGGACTTTGGCAAGCAGATTAACGTTACCCTTGAGGATGCTCTCTGTACACCTGCATCATTAGGATTATGTTGGAATGGTACATTAAGCGCAGACTGGAAAGATGCTCAGCTTGATTATGATACAGATATTTGTTATTGCAAGAATCCATTAACAAAGATTTCAAGAATGGAAAAGTGCATTTTCCCAGGTATGAACAGTGAAAGAAGTACAATTTCTCATTTACTTCCTAAACTTTCAGAAGATGAGGTTGACCCAAGTCTTGACCTTCTTATGCGTTCATCAGTAATTGATGGTGCAGAAATTAGAGGTCACGGCATTGTTCAAGGACACGTATATGGCTGGAGAATGGCTATTGAAACAAGAGTTAAGTCAATTGCAGTTGTTCCAGATAAGTTCTTTGATATTAAAGGTCGTTCTTATCCTATTGACCAGTTTAAGAAGATTTCAGTTTCAAGTCTTCCAGACTACATCAATTATAAGGACGCTATTATATATAAGATTAATAGCAAGTCAGATTTGAAAGCTCCAAGAGCAGAAATCATTTTCGATGATGCTATGGAGGGCGGCGTAACAGCTCACGTTGAGCCAGACAAGAAGAGTGCTACTACAAAGACTACTGAACCTAATGTTCTTGTAAAGTCTTATCCATATAAGTAGAACAGAACATTTGCTTCATTGTTTGGTAAGGACGCTGAAGAAAAGCCATTCATTGAAGACCAGCTTGGAAGCATTTATAACATTGGCGATGAGCCAATCGAAATCTGCGAAGCTGATTATCTTGCTATTATTGTAGATAGTAATGATGATTACTATGCATTACTTGGTGTAGCTACTACTGTAGACGACGGAGACCTTGACGATGCTGTAACTTGGACACAGCCTAAGACTCCTGTTAACGTTTACCAGTTTAAGAATATAGATATGTGGTTGAGATTTGATAGTATCAATGCTCTTGCTTATTTCTTAATAACAAAGTATGAGGATGATATAAAGAAGATAACTCCTGTTACTATTGACCCAACTACTATGGTATATGGTCCTGATGAGCCTGTTACTCCACAGACAGAAATCACTCGTGATGGTGATGACCCAATTGAGCCAGTTGAGCCATCCGATGACCCAACTGATGACCCAGGCGACGACCCAGAACCTGAGCCGGAGCCAGAGCCAGAAGAGGATGACTGGGCAGTAAATCAGAACATTACAGAAGTTACAGAAAACACAGATGGCGAGTCAAGAAAGGCTGAAGGAAAACTTTGGGCTTATATTAACCCAAGAACAATGCAGCCTTATGCTGATGACTACTGGTTCCACCAGGGCGAGCCATTCTATGTAAAGTCTCTTACAATGGCTCCAAAGGGTAAGAGAATTAAAGGCAATAAGATTACTATACGTGCCGACCAGTGGCCTGGTATGTATATGATGGTAGGAGAAACTTATATCCGCTCTCGCGACACAGGTGAAGACGAGCGTATGCAGATTAAGTTCCCATTATGTAAAGTTCGTTCAGACCATACGCTTACATTGTAGGCAGATGGCGACCCAACTACTTTTAATTTGAACTTAGAAGTAGCTAAGCCAAAGAGCGGAATTATGATGGAGCTTACAGCTTATGAAATAGCTGAAAAAATGCTTGAAGGAGAGAATGGTTGCTTCTATGCAGTAGATGGCTCAACCGAAGTGTTGAGTGAGTAATAAAAGGAGGCGAGACAGGTGGCTAATATATTTGAACAATATGGTATTAAAGAAGTTGCTGATGTAACTATCTATGCTATTGAACTTGACAAATATGATAACGAGGTTTATATTCCGGTTATGTACCTCGACACCTTAAAAGTCTCTACATTAGAACAGACAGCAGAAGAAACCTCCGCCAGAGGCGGTAAGGGCAATCCTGAATTGATTACTTGGGACTACGGGAAAGAAATTTCCCTTAGTCTCGAGGATGCCCTCTACACTCCTGCAAGTCAGAGCCTAATGTGGGGCGGAAAGTTCGGAATAAAGAAGCCTAAAGTATAGGGCTTATGGAATCCTTTAGTTTATCCGAAGGACGAATATGGAAGAACTATATATCTTGAAAAGATTGTACTTCCAAACTGGGCAAGTGGATATTTTACTTTTGAGGATGGGACCCCTATTGCTGAATTACCAGTTCCTACTTAGCAGTTTAAATATGGTATTAGAAGAGCGGGAGATAATTGGGTATATTTAGTATATGTAACAAATGGAAATGTATATACAGAAATGATACGTCATTTTAATTTGTATTTACAGAATGAAACTTTCCATAATGCTTTTACTGGAGAAGAAATCCCTAACGATAATACAAGTATTTAGGCTATGTTGGACTTTTTAAATGCTGTTGCTGATACAAGTGGTGGATGGTATACTGTTGAAATGACCTATGGTATGCCGTCATTAGGCCCATTAAATCCTGATGCTCCAGAAATCAAAGAAATTCAGTTTATTGATGGTTAGACTGTTACTTTTATTTGTCCTTGTGATGGCTCAATAAAAACAGTTGAATTTACTCCAATAGATGCTGAATATAAGTATGAATCACTTGATGATTACGCTGCTGGTTATAAATGTCCAAAGGGCTATGAAACTGGTGAAAGAGAAACAGCAGAAGATACTGAAGCTACTCTTGTTAAAACTTACTACTGGAATATTGGAGAAAACTCAATCGTAGAGGGCTTGACAAAAGCTAAGCAGGACCATCCTTCAACTTATAAAGGAAGACCTGAAAGAGCAGAAATGGCAATTGACAATTATGGAGATTTCAATTTCAGCACTTTCGATATGTAGGTTTTAACTGGTTTACTTGAAGGAGATACAATCACACTTGATAATTAGTATGATGAATAGTTCTGTATTTACACTCCAATTCCTAAATGTGACGGCATTATCGGAGATAGTGCAACAGCTTGTGGCAGTTCAGTTGCAGCTTATGGTTATGAGTGGAATAAGGTAGATATGAAGATGGTTTCATTTGAAGGAGATTAGGACATCTATTATCTTGAAAATGCAAATCTTCGTTATCGTGTTCCTCGTAACAGCACACAGAAGGAAATTATGATAGGCCGCCAGGGCTTCTATGAGACAGTATATGATGCAGATGCTGAACCACAATGGATAAAAGCAAATGATGAGGAAATTGTTAACATTATGGAACTTACTCGTCAGAATATACAGAGACAGAGTTATGGTTACTTTGTAAATCCATATGATGCAACAATTGATTTCTTTATGAATGTTGAGCTTAATCTTCCAGTTCAGAATAATAAGTCAATTAAGCGTTTTGTAAGAGTTCCTCTTGGACGTTTCTATATTGTAGCTGACTGGAACTTCGGTGGAGATACTCCATATGACCTTATTCATCCTATTGAGAGTGGAATGGAAAACGTACCAGTTCTTGATAGAATGGAGAAGTGCAAAGCAACTCAGACATTCGCTATTGATGCTAACAAGAATCTTGCAATGGCTAATTACCGTTATATGCAGGAATATGCTGAAGCACCACTTACAGTATTCATTGACCCTAAGACAATGAAGCCTTATGAACCAAACTCTGGTAGCTTCACTCGTCAGAATGGCGATGTTATTACAGGTAATCTTCGTATTATAAAGCAGTACGAAATTTATTATAAATGGACTCGTACAATAGCTCCTCCTTACACAACTCTTGGACATCGTATTATCGTCGATGCTGAGCACTTCCCAGGCACATATCGTATCGTTGGTGAGACATATTGCCGTAGTCGTGATGATGGTAAGGATTAGAGATATTAGTTTGAGATTCCTCTTGCAAAGCTTTCACCTGAGACAAATCTTACTCTTTAGGCTGACGGCGACCCAACTACATTCCCAATGAAGTTTAAGGTATTGCGCCGCGATGATGGAGTTATGATGAAGTTGACTCAGTATAGCGTAGATTGCAACAGTTATGATGGTTATACAAGTGGTAGTACAAAGGTAGTTCCTACTGATGTTATTGAAGATAACACATATGATACTATTTACACTTCTACTAAGGAAGCCGCAATTCGTCTTATTAAACCTCCAACAATTACAAGAGAATTTACTGAGGAAGAACTCGGTGGAGAGATTGCAATTACAGAGGATATTAGTGCTGTTCTTGATACATCTGCTACAACTATGGCTGAAACATATAATACTCAGACTCTTGAGGTTGTAGATAGACAGGTTGTTAGAACAGAAAATACTGAACAGCTTAACCATGACGAATATACTGTTACAGTAGAAAATCTTGATGAGGAGGTGGGTGAATGAATCTTTTTAAGCAGTACGGAATAAAAGAGGTCGCTGACGTAGTATTCTATAGTATTACTAAAGTAGGCGATGAAGAGTTCTACACTCCCGTCCTCGTTCTCGATACTTTAAAGGTTTCCACAATTGAGAAATCAGCAGAGAAAGTTGAGGCTAAAGGTGGTAAAGGCAATAAGAAGTTAATTACTTGGAACTTCGGTAAAGAGTTGACATTAAATCTTACAGACGCTTTATTCAGCCCAGCTTCAATGAGTTTAGTCTGGGGCGGCAAGTTAAATGCCAAAATGACAGATTATACTTCTGCTATTGTCAAAAGTAATATGGCTAATAAATATGGTAGCCTTAATTATTCTACAAAAGCTTATCCATCACCTGCTCTTACAGATGATGAATGGGAGCTTATCTTTAAGGCGGCACAAGAAACAGAAGTTCCTTCTGGTGCTGATAATGACCATGACACTATTTACTTCGTTGAAAATCCAACTGGCGATGAGTCTTGGGTAGAAGAAAATAGAACAGAGTTAAGAAGACGCTATTTCAATAGAACTTGGGTAATTGAGTATACATAGGAATAGATGACTACTTCAAAGCCATTTACAACTGAAGATTACAATTCAGTAAAGAGCTTCACAACAGCTACAACATAGGATGAGTGGTTCCGTTCACAGGCCGCCATGCCAGAAATTGTTTTAGCGAAGATATTCTCTTATATTAATGAGTTGAAGAAGCTCGGTACTATTGAAACTGAAATCTATGATACAGAAGTTGTTGATAGAATGGAGAAATGTATTGTTAAAAATAGAGATGGTCTTACAATTAGTACAGCAGAATAGAAAAAGAACTTGCTTAAGTATTACCGTAATGACCAGACAACCAGCTATGTAATTTATTACGATGCTAAGACAATGCTTCCATTACTTGCTGTTACTGATGAAGGATTTATCAGTGGATGGGATAGTGCAGACAACCCTGGTATATATGATAAAGATTTCAATAGAGTTACAGACAATGATTTATTCAAAATTAAACAGGGAACTGTTTATTATAAATGGAGCCGCACTGTTAAAAGAAAGGTTGGTGACGATGACGGTATTCTCGGAAAGACATTTGTAATTGATGCAGAGACTTTCCCAGATACATATAAAATCGTTGGAGAAACTTACATTCGTGAGCAGAAAACTGGTAAAGACCAGCGTTATCAATTTACTATCCATAGAGCTCAAGTTTCTTCAGATACCAGCATTACACTTGAAGCAGAGGGCGACCCTACTACATTTGAAATGAAGATTGATGTTCTTACTCCTCCAAATGACATTCAAATGGAGCTTAAATAGATTGATGTAGATGAAGACTTCATTCACGGCGGTACTCGTATCGTTCCTTAGAAATCTCGCTACACATATACTCCAACAGATGTTCCTAAGAAGAAGACCGTTGGCTTCTCAAATGATGAACTATATTGATATTATGAGACGACTTCGGTCGTCTCTTTTCTTTATATACATCTCTATGAAAATCTACTTGTTATAAGAAAATGAAAAGGAGGTATGTCCAATGGATAATTTTGTTGGAATGAAAGAGCTTTATGATGTCTCTTTAAGACTCAACTCTCCTTTAGAGATAGGTGGAAAGAAGTATGATATAAATGAAACTATATTAAGTTTTAAGACCGCTGAGATTGCTCAGATAAATGAGATAAAACGAGAAGTATCTGCTCGTGGCGGCTATCATAATCCAGCCCTTGTAAATTGGGAAGTTGATAAAGAAATGAACTTTGCAATAAGTCATGGTGTTCTTTCACCAAAGAGTTGGGCATTACTTAGTAATTCAAAATTGAAAGAGCCAGTATATAAATCTATTTAGTATAATTAGGAATTATAGGCAATTGAAGAAGGAGACTATTGCTATGTGGATTTAAAATATTGTCCAAACAGTTGTGATTGTAAACTTGGTGCATAGCCAAATCCTTGCTTTGAACCATTGCCTATGGGTAGAAGACCAGAGTTAATGCTTAAACCATTACCTCCTTCTAAGACTAAGTGGATATTTATATATGATACAGAAACAGGTTAGAGAATTAGAGATTTTGAGATATATCAAAATCGTATATTCTTTAAATAGCATGTAAGTAAGGATGAGGCAGATAATAAAATTGATTATGAAGATAAGATTAGGAC